TGCTTCTCAGATTAATTTAAATCTTAAGGGTAATTTATATTTTGAAAATGGAGCAATTGTTAATATCGCATCAGGTATTGTAGCATTTTCATATAGTCAAAATTCTGTTCCGATTACTATTAGAGGATATGCAGATTTCATATTGGCTACAGGTGCAACAGGTGTATTAACAATGCCTAGTGGTAATGATACAACAATTGTTAATTTTGAATGTAGCTCTATTGTTAATCTAACAAATGATTCCAGTGGTACAATCTTTAATTGTGCAGCTGGTGTGTTGGGTATTGATTCAAGATTAATACAAGCAGTAGCAGCTCCGGTGTTTAACATTACAGGTACTGGAAAGGTTACATCAAGAATTCCATATGTATATTGTGGTGTATTTTTAAATGGTGCTGGTGTTTTTGGTGCTCGATTTAATACCGATAATTGGACAGTAACAACATATAATGTAACACCTGGTATAGCTATATCTTCAATTACAACAAATTTTAGAATGGTGAATTATGGTCATTTTGGTGTTGGTGTTGCATATAATTGGTCAGAAGATACAACAGTAGAAGCTCATGGCTTTCAAGGAATTACTTGGAATAGTGTTAATGGTCAACCTAATATAACATTTAACTCTTCTGCTGGTTCAACAACTAGTAAACTTATTAGATTAGGCCAAACAAATATAATGCGAAACGCATTAACAAATAGTTTAAGTGCAGCATTACCTATAAACGTAGCTACATATGGTACATTTGCACCAGTTCCAGCAACACCAAATATTACATTCAAAGTTGGTTCATTTACTGTTGATTCAGATGTAAACAATTTTTAAAAAATATGAGTGTACAAACAATATATAACGATGTAACTATAGCTGGTAGTTGAAAAAAAAGAAAAAGATTATACTATAGTCATATGTCTAAAGCTGTAGTTGTTTATAGTAGTGGAATGGATTCAACCGTTCTTCTTCATCAAGCATTTAAATTACACGATGATGTATACGTTTTAACGTTTGATTACGGTCAGCGTCATAAGAAAGAGATTGATATAGCTATGTCTATTTGTCATCCTAAGATTAAAGATCATAAGCTTATTGACTTGAAGTTCTTTAGAGATTTAGCACCAACATCAGCTCTTACCTCTGATAGTATTGATGTACCGAGAATGAAAGATATTATCGGAGAGGCTCAACCGGTTTCATATGTAAATAACAGAAATATGATGTTCTTATCGATTGCTTGCTCTTATGCTGAAGCAGTTAAAGCATCAGATGTTTATTATGGAGCTGTAGCTGTAGATAATTTGAGCGGTTACTGGGACTGTACGGGTGAGTTCGTAGAGAGTTTAAACAACTGTTTGAGCTTAAATAGAATGAATAGGATTCAAATTCAAGCCCCTTTGCTCTATAAAACCAAGAAAGATATTATTGAAATGGGTATAGAGTTAGGAGTGCAATTTGAACATACCTGGACCTGTTATGAAGGAAAGAAAGAAAGTTGCGGTACCTGTTCCTCATGTGCCGCCCGTATTGCTGGCTTTAAAAAGGCTGGGTATATCGATCCTCTGCTATATTCTACAGAGATAGATTGGAAAGATTGTAAGGAGTTGTAATACGAGGACATATATGCTTAAATATATTAGCATATATGCCTATAACGTATTTAAATTCCTCGATGATTTTATCGCCGGCGGCGGTAAATACATTAAGCGCTGTTAATCTCACAGTATCTAATAACCTTTCTGCTTTACGTCAAAACTATCAACCTATTGCAGGTAATTATTACGTTGCTACATTCGGCTCTGATGACGGCTTAGGTGCTCAAGATACAGCAAACGGAAGAGGTAGAAATGAACAATTACCTTACGCTTCTATAAAATATGCTGCTTCAAAGATTGCTGCAGCAAGGGCAGCTGGAGATACAAAATCTTATACAATCTTTGTTCGTTCAGGTTCTTATACTGAAGAAAACCCGATTTACTTACCTTCTAATACTTCCGTAATAGGTGACAATTTAAGACGAGTAAGTATTTCTCCTGCCAATCCTACATTAGATATTTTCTGGGTAGATAGTGCTTGTTATATTTGGGGTATGACATTCCGTGGTCATAAGACACCCTCTGCTGCTGTTGCCTTCCCTCTTTGGGCTAATACAACAACAACTCGATCCAATAGCGGTTTAAATCCAACAGCGTTTACAAAAGCGTATTATAATCCCGGTACTCTTGTAACACCTCCTTCAGCTAGACCTTTTATTGCCGTTAGTCCCTATACCCAAGGTTGTACATCGTATGCAACATCAACTGGTAATCCTAATGATGGCGGAGATGCAGGTTGTGGTATGCGTATTGATGGTAGCTTAGTTGATGGCAGTTTAAGGAGTATGGTTATTGACTCCTATACCCAAGTCAATCAAGGTGGTAGAGGTATTCACCTACTCAATCACGGATATGCTCAATTTGTTAGTACCTTCACTGTAGCTTGTACCGATGGTATAGTTTGTGAATCTGGTGCTACCTGTTCCATATCTACATCTAATAGCACTTTTGGTCTTTCAGGTTTAGTAGCTCGAGGTAAATCAACAACCCCTATTCTTAGTGGTGTATTTGCTGGCTTTGTACCTGGTACAAATACGTTTAGTATAAGCGGGGTAACACCATTAGCTATAGCTCTCTCCGGTAATGATAGGCAATTTGTTGCTCAAGTACCTTACCCCGGTACTTGCTTTACTATTGATACCTTATCAATTGGTACTATTAACCCTGTAGCAGGCAGTACAGTAGGTTATGATGCTAGTCAGTTAAATCTTTTCTTTGTTAACCAACCTTTAAGTGCTCAAAACGATTCAAGGAAGACATGGGCTATACCGCTTGATTTTAATATTGGTACTAATTTAAATGCATATTTAGGTAAGACAGTTAACTTCTATGCCCGCTCAGCTATTGCAACCGGTTCACATACCTTTGAGTATATGGGTTGTGGTACAAATATCTTATCAGCTATCCCTGCTCAAGGTGGTCAAGTAAACAATGATAATGAAGTAGTATTTGACGGACTACAAGAACCTTTTGGTAACGCTCCAGGTGTTGTTTACTATACAAGTTCAAATGAAAAAGGTAACTTTGATGTAGGTCCTAATTTTCAAATTGTTCAAAGTACAGGTACCATTACCGGTCAAACCTTTCAGCGTTCAATCTTAACCTTAGTAACCCCGCTTACTATTGCCCTTGAATAAATATATAAAATAGCATGGCTAACCTCGTACCTCTTAACTACTTTAACCGAGCAATAGCAACTGTATCTGCTACTCCTTTTTCTTTTTATACTACACCATATAATAGAGCAGGTATTATTATTTCTGCTCTTGCAACAAATCTTACAAACTTACCTCAAGCAGTTACTGTAGGTCTATCATCATCAACCCCAGGAGAGAGTAATGCTGGAACCTATTATACTGTTGTTAGCGGTTATCAACTTGAACCTAATGATACAGCAAATTTAGTAATTAATAAGTTAATATTAAATCAATACGATTCATTTATTGTTTCAACACCAAATGCTAATGCTGTTAATTTAAATTTATCTGTTCTTGAAACAGCTAATACAGTTTCAACAACAACCCCTTTAAACTACTTTAAGAGGGTTTCTAGACCTGTAACAACAACACCTAGACCTATTTATTCAGCACCTTATAATGTTGCCGGTATTGTTATTACTGCTCTTGCTACCAATCTTACTAATCGAAATCAGACAGTTACCGTTTCTATTTCTACAGCAGGTACACCTAATAGTAATTTTGTTTACGCAAGTAACTTTATCGTACCACCAAATGATACAGCTAACTTAGTTAACTATAATAAGCTCGTATTAAATACTGATGATACATTCATTATATCAGCTGCTAATAATAACGCTTTAAATATAACGATGTCCGTTCTTGAAACAGTTAATACACAATAATCATGCAGACTTATAATCAAACATTAGGTAATTTAGTTCAATTAAAAGCATTAACAGCTACCGATCTTCAGACTAATGCTTATAGAAATAACTTTATATCTGTTAACGCTGTTGAGCCTAGTTTAGGTTATCCGACCGGTAGATCTAACACTAACCCTAATAACAGATACTTTTTTCCTCTATTAGGTACTGAAACTTCTTACCTTTCGTCAAGGCGTATATCTGGTTTAGATACTTTATATATTCAAGGCTCATCCGTTTATATCGGTAATAATATATACGCTAATAATATTGCACATAATTACTTCCCTGCAACTAGTTCTATTAAACCGGTTTATGGCGATAATACAGCGTCTGGAACATATTCTACTATAGCTGGTGGTGCTTGTAACTACACTGATGCCTCATACTCCACAATAGCAGGTGGTCTTAGCAGTTATATACATTTGGGAGGTTCGGGTAGCTTTGCAACTACAATTGGCGGCGGGGCATGTAATACTGTTTCTGGTTTTTACGGTACAGTAGCTGGTGGTATTGGACATATAATGTGTTCACCTGGCGGAACCATTTCCGGTGGCAATCGTAACCGTATTAATACAACTGCTAATGACGCTGTTATAGCTGGTGGTCAATGTAACTGTGCTTGTGCTTTTTATGCTGTAATAGGTGGTGGTACAGGTAATACAGCTTCTGGAGGTTTTTCCACTGTAGCTGGTGGTTGGTGTAACTGTGCTTGTGTTTTTTATGATGTAATAGGTGGTGGTGGTGGTAACACAGCTTCTGGAGGTTTTTCCACTGTAGCTGGTGGTGGTGGTAACACAGCTTCTGGACAAGGTGGCGTTATAAGTGGCGGTGATAATAATATAGCTTCTGGAGATTATTCCAACGTAGCTGGTGGTAAAATTAATACAGCTTCTGGTTATGCTTCCATTGTAGCAGGTGGTAGTAATAATATAGCGTTTGAAGATTACTCTAATATAGCTGGCGGTAGTGATAATATAGCTTCTGGTATCTATTCCACTATAGCAGGTGGTACATGTAATATAGCATTAAGTGCTTATTCCTTTATAGGTGGTGGTTGTAGTAATACAGCTTCGGCAACATATGGAGGTGCTACTGTAACTGGTGGGGTTGGCAATTCAGCATCAGGAACTTATCAACCAACTGTTGGTGGCGGGATTGGTAATACAGCTTCTGGAAGTTATTCCATTGTAGCTGGTGGTGCTGGTAATACAGCTTCTGGGTGTGGTTCTACCATAGCTGGTGGTTTTCTTAATACAGCTTCTGAAGATTGGTCCAATGTGGCTGGTGGTTTTCGTAATACAGCTTCTGAAGAATCTTCTACTATAGCTGGTGGTAGTTATAATACAGCTTCAGGATCTCATTCTACTGTAGCTGGTGGTTGTTGCAATAATGCTTCAGGATCTCATTCTACTGTAGCTGGTGGTTGTTGCAATAATGCTTCTGCAAATCGTTCCTTTATAGGTGGTGGTAGATGTAATACAGCTTCAGGAAATTATTCTCTAGTAGGTGGTGGTTGTCGTAATATAGCTTCTGGATTAGAGTCGTTTGTAGGTGGAGGTGAATGTAACAGAGCAACAGGTACCAATAGTGCAGTTGTAGCAGGACTTAGTTCAATAGCTTCAGGATGTTATTCTTTTGTAGGTGGAGGTGTATGTAATACAGCTTCTGGATATTATGGAAAAACTACTGTAGCTGGTGGTTGTTTTAATACGTCCTGTGGTGATTCTTCATTCGTAGGTGGCGGTATATGTAATATAGCTTCTGGAGATGCTTCCACTGTAAGTGGTGGTTATTGTAATATAGCTTTTGGAGGTTCTTCCAACGTAGCTGGCGGTTATTGTAATAGAGCTTGTGGAGGTGCTTCTATTATAGCTGGTGGTAGTTTTAATACAGCTTCTGGAAATTGTTCCTTTGTAGGCGGCGGAGCATGTAATACAGCTTTCGGGGTTAGTTTTTTTGGAGGAACAACAGTATCTGGTGGTTATAGTAATACAGCTTGTGGATTGCATTCTACTGTAGCTGGTGGTAGAGCTAATACAGCTTCTGGAGATTACTCTAATATAGCTGGCGGTTTTGGTAACACTGCTTCTGGATGTAGAGCTGCTGTAGCTGGTGGTTGGAATAACAGAGCTTTTGGAGCTTGCTCCTTTATTGCTGGTGGTTTCCAAAATGATACAAGAGGTTTTGGCAATACCTTCATCCTCGGTTCTAATTTAAGTGCAGTACGAGCCAATTACACCTATGTAAATAATCTTTCATCTCAGGGAACTACAAATGTTAACAACTTAACAGTAACAGGTGTTCTATCGACCATCAATGACCCTGTTTATATTACAGGTACAGCAGCAGGTGATAGATATAGTCTCAATTTATTAAATTTAGATAGTTTCGATCCCGGTCAACCATTAACTGTTGATGGTAGAGCAAGAATTGTTCATGGAATGACATTCCAAGCAGGTATAACCAATTTTACAAATGGCTCTGATCATACCCACGTACAATGGGCTGCACAAGGTAGAAACTCCTGGCAGATGATACAAAACGGCGGATCATCATCAACAAATAATAACGTATTTGCTTTACATACCGTTGGTAATAATACAACAACAACCTTTTTTAACCAAAATGATATCTACAATATAGATACAACCGAAGCTGTTGTTGGTGCATCTCCTACATTTACTTTATCAGGTGTTAAGATAAGTTATAACACAGATGCTACTCCTAGATTATCAGCAGGTCAGTTTATATCTATATCCTTCAATCCAGGCCCTGTCGGTATTGTAGCTAACACATATAGTGGTGTTGTTTCAGCAGGACCTAATGCAGTTACAATTGGTGGTAGTACACGTTATCAGTATACGTTTACTATAGATACCCTTGCCTCTAGTAATTGGGTAGCTGCAAGTAAAGGTACTGAATTAGTTTATACAAATGCAGCAGGAAATAAAAACGTTCGTGTTTCATTTTCTCCTCAAACAATCACCGGTACGCAAGTCTCCTTAACAGGAAGATATCGTAATATACCAAGATATGTTTTAGTAAACATAACAGGTCATAATGCTTACGAAGGTCAAACTGCTGCAATTGTTATTACAGGTACTTCAAAAGTTAACATACCGGTAGGTAGTTGGACCGGTTATATTAAGGAAGTAATAGATGCTAACAATTTTGTTTTTGCTTTAGGTACGAACGAAACCGGTTACATTGATACAACATCAGGTACCACTGGTGCAACCGGCTGGTACCTAATAAAAGGATCCATTGATAGTGTACATAAATTTACACCAGCTTTACAACAGTTTTATTTCCAGAGACTTCCTACTACTGATTCCACTACATTATCTACAGGTGGTAATAGAGCGGTAGCTTTAGGTAATTCAGCTGATGTTGATGGTAATTTCTCTTATGCCTTAGGTTACAAGTCAGCTGTATTTGCAGATAGAGCAGCTGTTCTCGGTGGTGAAAACAATTACGTAACAGGTAGCTTTTCATCAATATTAGGTGGTAGAAATAATACAGTTTCCAGTCAACATTCCACTGTAGTTGGCGGTTCAGCTAATGATACAAGAGGCTTTAACAATACCTTTATTTTAGGTTCTAATTTAAGTGCCACAGCTGCTAACTTTACATATGTTAATAATCTTTCAACCCAAGGTATAGTAAGTGCTACTAGTTATTTCGGTGACGGTTCCAATCTAACTGGTGTAAGTACATATCAAGGTACAGATATTAAAGCCTTAACTGGTAACTGGCAGTCAACATATACGACAGTACAAAATTCAAGTGCAAGTTGGGGAATAAGCAACTATCAAGGTACAGATATTAAAGCTCTAACAGGTAACTGGCAGTCAACATTTGCTACTGTTTGTGCTTTAAGTGCTAATTGGAACAGTGCGTTCGTTACTTCTACTGCGTTAAATCTTTCAGCAGGTAATTGGAACTCTGTATTTACTACAGTACGAAATACAAGTGCAAGTTGGGGCGCAGGTAGCTATCAAGGTACAGATATTAAAGCTCTAACAGGTAACTGGCAGTCAACGTACGCCACTGTTTGTGCTTTAAGTGCTAATTGGAATACTGCTTATAATATAGCTACAGCTTATAGCAGTGTAAGTGGTACATTTTTAACTTCCAGTTTATTAACAAATTACTTACCAACAAGTGGAGGCACAATAACCCGCTCACTTAGCGTAGCAGGTGTTATATCTGCCTCAGCAAGTAATGTTAATGTCAGTGTTGTAAATACATCATCAAACTGGACATTTACAAACACCGATAACAATAGAGTAATACATTTTAACACTAATAGTAGTAACTTAACAGCTGCTATACCTTCAAGCTTACAAGCTGGGTTTAACGTAGCCGTAATGAATACAGGATCAAACAGTGTTATACTTTCTTCAAATAGAACAATATTTGCTGCAGGGTCTAGTGTATCCAGTGGATACGGAGGAGCTTTAATTTATACTGATTCATCTAATAATATATTTGCAGTAGGTAAATTATTCTAATGTATGGCAATCAACAGAAATTTTTTAATTGGTATATATGATAGTCAAGGTGACATTGATGCAGTAAAATATTTTAATCGTGTTACCCTCAACGGAGGGTCTATAAGCAGTGCAAATAGAAATAGCATTAATACATTTGTTGTAGATCTTAAAAAAAACAACCTGTGGGACTTAGTTAATGATATGTCTTTATTTGCTGGTGTTGACGGTTTATTCGGTTCGTCCGGAAATTCTGTTATTAAATTAAAAACAAACTCCCCGAGCATATCTCTAACAAATTTTAATTTTGTACCGTCAACAGATTACGTATCTACAGGTAGTACAGCAGGTATCAGAGACGCTAATAATACTTCGAAATTTTTAGATACATTATATAATCCTATAAATCAAGGTGACAGTGTATCAAGTTTTGGTTTATTTGCATATGTAAAAGGTACTGAAACATCTGGCACGACAAGAGTTATTATAGGTTCTTCTGATGTTGGTGAATTTGGTACAACTATCGCAACAAGACTCGGATGGGTAAATATAGGTGCTCTTGAAGGCGGGGTAATAGGTTCTTCGACACTACCATCGGAGTATACTCCAAGTGGAGCAGGTAATATTGGTGTTGGAAGAGACGGAGCGCTAATGATAACTTCTAACGGAAGTAGAACAAACCGCTTTTATCAAAACGGTACTGAAATTAATACAGCTGTAGCTTCATCAGCTACTTTTGCTAGTAAAAGTTTATTCGTTGGAGCTGAACAAGCTGTAACATCTACGTCTTTTTACTGTCGTAGGTACATGAGAGGCTACGCTATTACCCAAGGTATGAATGCTAGTCAAGTTGCAATATTTACCTCTCTTTGGAATACGCTAATGACTAGTTTCGGAGCAAATACTTACTAATATGAATAATTGGCTTATAGTTACAGATGAACAACTAGTGGTGCTTAACGAGATTAATGACCAGCATAGTCATGCAAAATGTACCGCTTTACAAACTACTGACGGTATTTGGGTTACATCTGCTGATAAAATCAATAATGAATATTGGACAGATTGGCAGGAGTTCCTTCAAAGTTTAACTCCCTTTGAAGGTGAGCCTTCCTTTCCGGTTCAATCGGATGTTTAGTTGATTTAATCTGTTTATCATTTAATATATGATAGATTATAATATTGTAGTACTTCTGTTTCTTTAACATGCATTTCTTCTTTACTATCTAGATAAAATAAAATTTCTTTCTTAAATGATTCAATGCCGTATTTTTTAATTGCTCTACATATGTATATACCTGAACCAAAATACTCATCATTTAAATCTAAAGTTTGATGTGAACCAATATAGAATTTATTATTGTTGATATTTGTTATTTTGTATATAATATAGTACATATGATTAGTTATTCTAACTATAACAAAAAAAGGAGGGTACTCCCATTTGCGGAATAGCAGGTAGCTCTAACTTCGATAAGGCTTTTGATCTCTATGAAAAGAATCTAAAGCGCGGGCACTTTTCTTCCGGGTTCTTAGCTTTTGACAAAGATAATAATGTTTGTTTAAAGAAGCAAAAAGAACCCTTTACTAAAGAAGATCTTCTTAAGGATCTATTACTAGATCTAGGTGTACCTCTATATTATCTTTTTCATTCACGGGCTCCTACTAACTCTAAGGAGCCGTATTCAGACGATACATGTCATCCGTTTGAGTTTGAGAACTACTACGTTGCCCATAACGGCATTATAACAAACTTTAAAAGTTTTCCGGAGAGCCCGGAGTTTATTGTTGATAGTTCTATTATACCTTATCATTTAGTAAAAAATAAAGGAGACATAAAGAAGACGTTTGAGGCTTACGAAGGGTTGCTTACCTGTTGGATCTATGACCATGATCAAAACAATTTAAAAATTATTAAGGCTGGATCCACTCTTCACGTTGATAATAATAGTTTTTCATCTGTACCTTTTGAAGGTTCACATTCAGTAGAGGATGATGGTGTTGTTTTATGGGTTTATAATAATGAGCTATTGCAAGTAGATAAAATGACCTTTAAGTATGATAATCCTTACGATATATGAAGCAAATATTATTAGTAACAGCAACAAAGGCAAAAACAGAAGACGAGTTTAAGAAGAGACCTATTTATAAATCGATTAGGAAGATATACGATATGTATACTTCAGAAACGTTTGACTTTATTCTCGTAAATGATAATAAAGAAGGGCTGTCTACTGTTTATAATAAACATATTACTGATGAAAACTCAGATAAAATTGTTTTGTTTGTTCATGATGATCTTATTATTGATACATTGTTTTTAGTAGAACATCTTAACAAATCACCTTATACGGTTACCGGCCTAGCTGGTACAAAGAGTCTGAATCTAAAAGTAGATAAGACTGCTTGGCATTTAATGGCTGATAAAAAAGACTTTTTAGGAGAGGTTCGACACATTAAGGATGGTAACATATGGTGTACAACATTCGGTCCTACAGTCGGTCAAGTAGCTGCTTTAGATGGTTTGTTTTTGGCTGTTAATGTAGAGCAAATTTTAACAACAGGTGCTCGTTTTAATGAAACATTTAAGTTTCATCACTACGACTTAGCTTTTGCTCTGGAGTGTCAGAAACACAATGTAACAATGGGCGTCATGCCTATTAACGTTATTCATTACGGTTTAGGTGACTCAATGCTTACTCAAGACTGGGAAGATTCTAATAAGAAATTTAAAGATGTCTATTGCAAATAGAATAAAAGAAATTAATATATACATATGATTATTAACCGTAACGAACTTAAAACTATAACTGGATGTGACTACTATGATGGAGCTGTTCTTCATCAGCGATTTGCCTATAAATTCTTTAAGAAGAATGTCCGTGCTGTAGGTAATATTGTAGCGTTCGAAGCACCGATGGAGGTTACTACTAACCTTATTGACCTCGAAGATGCAATTAACAACGACTTTATTTACTCTGTTAGAGCTATCAACTTCCTTATTGAGATTCCTAATATTGATCTCTTTGCTGGTGTTTGCTTTCAGCGCCTCTTTAATGCTCAAATCGGATCTCTTCTCTGTACAAAGTATCTTCAGCAAGAAGGTTATGTAGATGGCGACGACATTATGGTAAAGGACGGAGAAGAGTTTAAGAAGGCTTCTGTATCTATTGCTACAAATGTAAGTGGTGCTGTTCTCATTCACGTTGGTATTAATATCAATGCTGGAGATAAGGCTCCTTCTTTTGCTTATTCTACTCATCTTACTGATGAAGCCTCTAACGCTTTTATGCTTGATGCTATTCAAATGTTTCAGACACTTGTTCAAGACATCTTTGTAGCTACGAGCAAGACGATTGCGTGACAATATTTGATTATCTAGGTGATATACTAGTTAAGAAGAAAGGGGACCTACCTATTGAAGAATATGTCCCTTTTCTTATCAATCGCTGGTTGTCGTTTAGTTCAAATCAGGCTGCTAATGCTATAAATCAAACAGTTAACTCTTTTGGTAATATAGATAAAAACGTACATTATAAACTTCTTATAGCAGCATTTCCTAAGTTTAATCGAATGCCAATGATTAACTATATTAAGAAAGTAAAGTTAGAGAAAGAAGAAAAAGATAATAAGATAGAATTACTAGCTTCTAATATGGAGTTATCTCAAAGAGAAATAAAACAATTACTGGAACTTAAAGAAGTAACAACATAAATTAAATCATATGTATCAACAACAAGTTAACGCTGTTCAAGAGAATCAAGGCATTGCACCTGAAGATTATAAGAACCTTCCTCTTCCTGAGGATTATGAAATTACACAACTCCTTGGAGATGTAATTTCTGTAGAGTATCTGGATACAGCAGAAGATGGTAAGAGCCTTATCCGTAATGGTATTATTCTTCCTGGCCAGATTGTTGACAACAGAGCTTGGCGTATTGCTAGAGTTATGCTAGTTGGTCCAGATTGTAAGACAGTAAAGAAAGGAGACACTGTTATCTTCCCAGGAGATCGAGGTCTTCAAGCTCTTCAAAGGAATGGCAAAATGATGGTGTTCTTGTCCGAAAATAGAATTTTCGGTATTTGCGAACCTATTAATTTTACGCCTAAGACTGAAGCTGTATCTGTCCTGCCACCTATTAAAAGGAAGGTGCTTAAGAAAAATCAGTGAGAATAGGAATCGGTGCGTTAACTCTTCTTCTACAGAATAGTGTCGTAGAGGTACGCTTTAGAAGGCGTATAGAAAAAGCAGGCTATAAAGATTATAGAAGAATGCTTTGCACCAATGATAAACTACTTTTAAATTCACAACTAGGTAGAAATATACTCAATTATAATCCTCCAAGGGATGGCGGATTAAAGTATAATCCTGCTGCTAAAAATTTAATACCTGTGTGGGATGTTTTTATGCAGAGTTATAGAATGATAAATTGTAATGATGTAGATATAGTATCTGTTATTAAAACATCACCAGATGCTTCTGAGTTTTGGAAGTATTTTAACGAAAATCTTATCCCAATGTCATCAGATCAAAAGGCGGCATTTATGAACAACTAATTATGTCAATTGTAAACACATACATTGATAGCTATCCTGGAGAAGCTTTTTTTACTAATTCACTTCAAAATAGTCTTATCTTCACCCTCGGTAAAAAAGTAATTAAGCAAGGTAGACTAATACTCTTTAAACAAGCACACTTTTATATTCAATTAACTCTTCTTAGTAATAAAAATGTAAAAGAGGTTTTAGAGATACCTATTCCGTTTTTTACAGAGAATTATCCATTAGAGAAGATAATATATTTTGATTATCGCTTTAGAGCTTTAGCTGGTAATGATCCTAGTATTAGTCAGCGCTTACAAAATATAACTATAAAAAATGTAAATCCCTCTCAGTATTATAATAAAATCTTAGAAATTAAAACACTAGCACCATAAATAATAAATATGACTTCTTCTTTTGATTCACTCTTTGAAAGCCTACTTAACGAACTTTCTCCTGTAACAACTGACTTCGAAACTTTTGGTTCTTCTTTAGAAAGAGGTATCGGCTCTGAAAAGACAGGTGGTTACCTTATTAAGGATATTGCTGATACTCTTTCTATTACAAAAGAAGAAGCTGTTAGGAAAATCTCTAAAGATCTTTATAATAGAGTTTTTGGTGAAACAGGTGTTAACCCTGCTAATACAGAAGATGATTACCGTGAAGCAATTAAGACAGCTTTAGAAGATATTATTAGCAAGATTAAAGAAGATCATCCTGAAGCTAAGAGACTTAAGAATTACGATGCTTATCGTGGTTATACAGCTAGAGTTATTTCTAAGCTTGCTGATGCTACTAAGGAATTTGGCGAGAGAGTTACAAAGGAAGTTGTTAATACCGCTGTTGAAGATGTAGCAAGTGAGACAGAAGGTTTAGCTACTGATGGTGAAGAGGGTATAGAAGATGAGCAGGAGACACTTGCAAGTGAATTTGGAGATCAGAACACACTAGAAGAGCCTGTAGCTGATACCGAAGATGAGGTAAAAGAAAAAGCACCTGCTAGTTTCTCATCTGCAGGAACTTACGAACTTCAAGATGTAGCTGCAGGTAAGCTTAAGGGAGAAGAAGCTGAAGCTTATCAAGCCTTAGATAACTCTGGTGCTAGAGAAGGAACAGATGGTGAAACTCTTGCCGATACATTAAAGCGTTCCGGTATTACCGTTAGTAAGATTAAGAGTATTTTAAATAGCTTTGTAAGAAATGAGATTCTTGCTCGTACTGATTCTGCTGAAGGCGAAGGAGGAGGAGAAGCTTTAGAGGGTAGTGAAGAGAATATGCGTAATGTTGAAAGAGACACTTTTGCAAAACAATTCGGTGACGCATATAGAGACTATATGAAGTCCGGAGGCGGAGAATTAAGCGGTAGAGAGTCTAGTAACGAATAAATTCCCTACAGAGGCAACTATGTCAAAGTAAGCTGAATTAATTCAATACCAAATTCACTAGCAATTAACTCCGGGTTGTAATGATCCGGAGTTTTGTTATAATGACTTCTATATACTACCTTTTTAATACCGTAAGCAGCTAAAGACTTTAAACAATCATTGCAAGGGGTATGAGTAATAGCGGCTAGATAACATTCGTTTGGTTTAATCATACGGAGTGCGTTTATCTCGGCATGAATAACTCTCTTATGTTTTTCTTCTCTATTATTCCAATCTATTTCTACACCAGCAGGTGCACCATTATAACCTAAGCTAGCTACAGTGTTGTCAGGGCGAAGCAAGCAGCACCCTACGTTTGTTCTCGGATCTTGAGATCTTAGTGAGGCAACTTCAGCTAAGCGGAGAGCGTACTCCTCCCAGGTAATTCTATCTGTTTGTATATGTTCCATTATTAGTCGACCAGATTACATCTTTAAAACTGTGATACTTAAGTAGACTTTTACAACTTTGACACGGTCGAGCCAAAGCTATTTTATTATTTCTATCAAAGCGTAGATTTATTAATACACATTTCTTTGTATCAATGTTAGTTAATCGCTTAAGCTTTAAAATAGCGTTAAGTTCAGAACAAGTATGCTTTTGATCGGAGTAATCCTCACCAGTAACTTTTGATACTTTTCTATTAATAAGATTAAAGGGATGAGTTTTCGTATTATTAACTCCAGTAGCAATCAGACGATTCTTATAAAGAATAAACGAAAAATGTCTACAGCGCCTATCAGAATTATATTCTACAAGGCTTTGGGCGACCTCTTCTAATCTCTTAAAGTGCTTCATTCTCTAAGTATTATAGAGACTCTTGCCTCTATAGTCAAGCTTTATTAAGTATCTCATGAAAGAAAATCTTAAAGGCCGAGAACTTTGGAATGAATTCTGTGAAGTAACAAACAGAGAATATCATTGGGCAATAAAAAGTACTAGCTTGTTAAATTCATTTAATCTCCTTCCAACTGATACTATTTTAGATGTAGGATGTGGTACAGGGGTATTTACAAGCTGTTTTAAAAATCACTGTACAAATATTATAGGTATTGATAATGTTGATCATCGAACAATAAAAAGTTTCGAATTCCGTAAAGAACACTTTGAGAGTTATGGCGGGCCTAAACCCAATCTTTTAATCTTTAAACAAAGCTTTCATCTGATACCGAACGTGTGGGATATAATTGCTAAGTACCCAGACAGTACTATTCTCGTCTTACAAGCTCCTAAACCTATATACGTTCAAGACGATGAAGTGTGGTTACAAGAACCTTACAGCATTCATGCTAATGCTGATAAATTTGTAGCTATGGGAAGAGAAGTTATACTTAAAAATGAATTTTTAGAGATACTATTAAAAACAGAATTTTATGAAAAATTAGTTAAAGGAGGGTATTCTTTTGATTTACAAAACTTAACTAAAAAAGAAAGAACAGAAATTTGGGATTCATTAAGTTTACCTCCTAGCGATATACTTTTTAAAGATGATTTAGATATCTTACTTGTCAGATGATTTCGGTACTAAAACAATTGTAAACTTATAAAGAAGCATTCCTTCGGTAATTGACTTACGTGCATCATTAAGTTTATGTAGAAGCTCGTTAGATGCCTTTCTGAGCTGTAATTCTTTTTTGACACTCAGTATATCTTTTTTTACTGCAAAAATAGCTACCTTCTCCTCTAAGCATTTTTGCGCTAATTCCTCTGTCTTAAAAAATCCGCACCATCTAACTGTATTGTCGTGCACGGAGTAAGGTTCCATATAGATATTTATTTCATTTAAGAGTTAAAAATGGAGCGTCAAGTAGGATTTGCACCTACGGCTTTAGGGTTTTGCAGACCCTTCCTTTGGACTACTCAGGCATTGACGCGTTTTGATTAAGAGAATAATAATGCCTTCGGCGCTCAAGTCAAGGCTAAAATAAACTCTTAATCAACCTTTACGTCAATATTGATGACCTCCGGTTGAACTACTGGAACGGTAACTCGCAAGAGACCGTCTACGTAGGTTGATGTGATGTTTTTTGCGTCAGTCTTATCAGAGAGAGCGAAAGACAATTGTCCTTTCCTTCTACTGATACCTTTCTTGACGTAGGAGATAATCTCATCGGTTGTCTCCTCATCTTTACTAATATCAATGTTCAGATGCCTATCTTGCACCTTAACACTAATGTTCTCTTTACCGACCCCGGCCAACGCCACTTCAATAGTGTAGCTAGTTGGCACCTTATCCTTGCCGGTAATTGCTTTAACGTTATAAGGATAGACAGCATTCGGGATATCGTATGCCTTATCTAGGTCCTTAAACAGTTCACTGAACCAACTTTCGTTAAACAGGGCTGGAAGTTGGCTATAACCAGCACCTGATGCAGGAATAACCCTGCCTACTGTGTATGTGTTGTGTGTTGTCATATGTGTTCTCCTTTATTAAGCGAGTTAATATGTTTGCTTTAGCCTGATTGAGCGCCGAAGCAATTATATTTATGGCAGTCTCACGGAGACTCGAACTCCGATTATGCGGATGAAAACCGCATGTCCTGACCGTTAGACGATGAGACCGTTACAAGTAGTCTAGCGGCGTTTTTTAAAAAAAGCAATAAAAAATTTAACTAAAATTATTGTGCAAAGACTAAAGAGATACCCGAGCGTAAATATTCCCACTATAGCAGCTTCGAAAGGATCCAGCACATATATATTTAATCATAGGTCTATGGCTTTAGACGATGTTACCCACGACCGAGCATTACCTCGGAATCTCTCTATGATTAAAGTGGAGCCTGTTATCAGATTTGAACTGATGACATCCTCATTACAAGTGAGGTGCTCTACCAACTGAGCTAAACAGGCAAAAAAAATGGCAGAGGTGAGAATCGAACTCACTGCCTTCACGTTATGAGCGTGACGAGCGACCGGTGCTCTTCTCTGCGGAAATTAATGTGAGCCTTTTTGTCCTAAAAACCTCAAGCGTCCTTGATTATGTTCTAGTTTTGTTATGACTCACGAAGACACGGTTCCATGCATACAACCTTTCGAACAGTTGTAGAGAGGGATTTGCCGAGTTCTATATAAATTGGTGGAGGCGAGCGGAGTTGCACCGCTGTGTTGCTAATCTTCTCACTATATTTTCTACATGCTTAGAACGACTTCGTACTTTCGTTGACTCCAGGTAACGAGGTGTCGCCAACCTATCTATGTTTAGAGTCCTACCTATGTAGATGAAGAGTCCTACACGACCCCTTGCACTTAATTTCTAAGAATCACAAGACCTTCTAAACCTATTGTTATTCCACATCTTTTAATAGGATCCAGATATGGTGTTAAGCAGCCATGAGGCAGAGCTCATCTTCGCAAGCGAAGAGAGACTCAGCAGCATTTGTCATGAATGACTTGACTGACTTAACTGCATTAGCGATTTTAGCTTTTGCGTTTATTTTTTAATCCGTTTTTTCTGTATTGACGCTCTCTTTAAGATAAGAAATAGCATTCTGTAAATTGCTAATCGAGTCTTTTAATAAACCTAAAGCTCTATTACAACTACCACAAAGCAAACCTCTCACTTTTCCTGTTTTATGGTCATGATCAACTGCTAATCTACAAATAGTGTTGTTTTTAGAAACTTGACTTGTTTTAGTGTTACAAATTGCGCATGCGTTATTTTGCTGTTTTAAAATAACATTATATTTTTCTTTAGTAAGACCAAATTTCTTTAATTGATGTGTATCATTTAAAGAAATAACGCAACTTTTACAAAGATAATTAGCATTTACAATTTGCAATCTTGTAAAATAGGTTTTTTCTAATTTACAATTACAACATTTACACTTAACTGTATCTTTTAAGTTAGCAGGTTCATATAACCCGCTGTCCCATAAAACAAGTTTTATTTGACCTAATGGTATATTAATTTCTTTTTTTATTTTTAAAAAAGAATTACCTTTACTGTACAAGTCAATAATATGTTGCGATGCTTTATCTTTATATGTATTAATTACGTTTTGCGTTATTTTCATAATAATCTGCTAATATTATTTATAGCAGATCGTATTTTTTATCCTAAAGAGAACGCCAATACAACAGTAGCCACAGATCAACTACTGCATGCAATATAGAATCCGATTACCAGTCGAATCTAATTCGCCCCCAAATTATCAAAGATCATTGAGCTTAATTGCTCTTCTTTAATTATGGCAACAAAAGTAGTATTTACAAGCTTTTTTCATAAATACTTCTATGCTATGAAACTTTCACCAGAGATAATCCGTGATAGGATGTTTGAATCCTTTAAGAAGGACGTGACAAAATTTTACGATGATAGAGAAAAGAAATATTTTATTGATTTAAAGAAGAAGATGCTTTCTGGAGAAATAGATGTTAATGCTAGTAATAGTAAGGAAGTAGTAACAGAAGAAGCAGAAAGATTTTTATCAACAAGACCTCAAGAGCTTTTAAAGTTTATTAAAGATTATGTACATCATAATTTTGATATCATAGCTGATGCTGTATCTGAAGGTATTATGGATAAAGAGACTGCTGAGGTATCAATGGAAGTCTTAAAGCATATATTAATAGCTGGAGAATTAGATGCTGACCCTGAAGCTAGACTTAAATAATAGATAATGCGCAATTATACGTACAATTGGGAAGTGAGCACAATGTTTACGATGTTCATTGCTGCTTTGGATGATATTGTGGTAAAAAGGTATAATAAGGATAAAGTAGCTCAAGACCAGATTCAATGTCGCTTTGTATACGCTCCCAAGCAAAGAGTTCTTTTAGATCTTTTAGACAAGGCTCAGAACTTACAATTACCTGTTGTAGCTATTTCCAATGGAGGTATAGCTAGAGATGTTAATAGAGTCTTTAATAAGATAGCAGGATCTCATTTTACTGGCAATAATAAATTGTTTGCTCCAGCTCTACCTCAACCCATACCTGTAGACCTAACAATTAATATGTCTATTCTTACAAGGTATCAAGAAGATTATGATCAAATTTTAACAAATCTATTTCCTTATTTTGACCCATATATAGAGATATCTTGGCGTATACCTGGCGTCAATGATTATGAAATTAGAAGTAAAGTAATGTGGTCCGGTAACATTGCTACTCAATACCCTACTGAACTACAAGGTAGCCAGACAGCTCGCGTTCAAGGAGATACCTCTTTTACACTTCAAGGTTGGCTTTTCAAACATATACCAGATGACGGTGACAGAAAAATATTTAATATTACTGTTGATTATTCTACACTTCCTCAATTAACAACTCAGTACTCATTAAATTACTTACTTAGTGCTTATCCAAATACTACTGATAGATATACACTATCCGGTCATCCTCAACCTAAATCTGTTTATCCTTATACCACTCTTGTATCTAATACATCAAGTGTAGTAAATCTAAAAGGTAAATCATTCTTTAATATAACAAATGTATATGTATCTGGTAGCCCGTTAAGCGGTTCTTCAACGTTCTATAACCCTTTTTCAGGATATCCTAGACTTTCAGCTCTCTATCCGGGATTTAACGCTATACAAGTACCTACACCAGCATTTAATACCGACAATGATACTAATATTACATTAACATTACCTCGTACTAATAAGGCTGGATATTTAGACGTAATAGTTCAAAATGAAGCCGGTTATGGAACGTTAACTCAATACGCTAGTGCATCATACCCTGCTTACAATTACCCGTATAATAAAGGTATTATAGCTATAAACTTATAATTTTAGTTTAAAAAACGTATGCTCTGCATTAAATAATAGACGTGATTAATACATCGACATCATACAATAATGCTATCCCTGGCGATTCCCAGGGACCTAGAAACGATCAAGCGTTTCCATCTACAACATTATTAGGTGCTTTCGTATCAAGACTCCCTTATGCTTATCAGATTCTTGATAGCATGATGCAGAGGAATCCGAAATTCCCTCTGTTTAAGGGAGCTGCTCCAAAGAGAGAAGAGATGATTCAGGACGAATCTGTCTTCTTACACGAACCTACCTTCCAACAAGCGCCAGCTGGAACTCCGAGTTCCTTAATGATCAATAAAGATTATCAAGCGTTCATCTATGCTAACGTTGATAAGGATAAAGCGCGACGATTAACTGATTATCGTCGTATGGCCGCTTACGCTGAGCTTGCCGATTGTTTAGATGAAATTGCTGACGAATGCATTGTCAAGGATGAAAACGATACTATCATTAACTTTAGCTTAAGAGGTGACTATACAAAAGAAGTTAAAGATATTATTGAAAAAGAGTTTAAGAAATTTATTCAAATATTTGACTTAGAGGACTCTGGTTGGGAATACTTCCGTCAATTCTTAATTGATGGTGAATTATACTTTGAAAATATTGTTGACGAGGAACGTCCTCATTTAGGTATTATTGGTATGATCTCCATGCCAGCTGAATTAATCAACCCTGTATATCAAAACGTACAGAATGAAATGGTTAAAGGCTTCTTAATCCGTAAGCCGGTAATAGGACCTGCAACATCAACTAACCAGAAAGATCAAGAAGAGTTATTCTTCATGCAAAAAGCTCAGGTTACTTACATTCACTCCGGTATTTGGAATGAATATAAGAGTATTCGTTTACCTTATGTAGAGAATGCTAAGAGAGCTTATCGCCAGTTATCTCTCATTGAAGACTCGATAGTTATCTATCGACTAGTAAGAGCTCCTGAACGTCTTAAGTTCTCTATCTATACCGGTAACATGCCTGCTCCAAAAGCTGAAGCCTATCTTCGTCGGTTGATGCAGCAGTATTGGACTAAGAAGAACTTCGATACAAGTGCAGGCGGAGGTGGTAAGGGCGGTACAACAAACATATACGATCCTCAGTCCATGTTGGATGCTTATTGGTTTACAAAGGATGCCCAAGGTAATGGATCTGATGTATCATCTCTTCCAGGCGGTCAATCATTAGGTCAGTTAGACGATCTTAACTACTTCTTAAAAAAGCTTTATAACTCATTGAAGATTCCTTCTTCAAGGTTCATTGGAGACTCTCAGACATTTAAAGACGGTACCGAGATTACTAGAGACGAATTACGATTTGCTCGTTTCATTATCCGTATTCAGCGTCAGTTTGCTACTTCCGTTCGCGATACATTTGTTGCTCACCTTAAGCTTAAGGGTTTCTGGAAGCAGTATAAGTTAAAAGAACGCGCTATACACGCAGAATTTAATGTACCTTCTACCTTCATGGCAATGAGGGATCAGCAGCTACTTGATCTTAAGTTTGATAACTTCCTTAAGGTTACTGGTAACCAGTCTGTAGCTCCTTCTTATGCTCAGAAGTATTATCTCGGTCTTACCGATGAGCTCATGAAAGAGAATAGAGATTGGCTAAAGAAAGATTCAGCTCTTCGTTGGGAACTTCAACAAATTGAACAGATGGGTCCTAACTTTAGAGAGATTCTTCAAGCTCAGATGGGCGGAGCTGAAGGTGCAGCAGTTGCAAGCTTAGGTGGTGGTGAAGGTAGCCCTATACCTCCAACAGGTGGAGCTATACCCCCAATAGGCGGTGAAGGGGAGACAGTACCTGAGTTTGGTGGTACAGCTCCAGTAGGCGCTGAAACTCCTGCAGGTGGCACACCTCCTGAAGCAGGGGCTCCAGGTCCAGCAGCTGGCGGTGCTCCCGTTGGAGCCGTATAATACACCTCTTTAAAGCTTAAATAATAGTATGCTTTCGTATACTATACCTCCCGCTTTAAGAGGCGATACCTGGCCAGGGATTACATCTATAACTATTCAAACTAGTGGAGTACCGGTAAGTCTTTCAGCTGCAAGTATTAAAATGCAGTTACGAGAAGATATTGATTCACCTGTTGCTTTAGAACTTTCTACCTCTAACGGGCTTATAGCTATTACTAACCCTGTAGGCGGTACATTTCAAATTCCTCCTCAAATTATTAATATACCTTTCGGTAAATATAATTACGATATTCAAGTAACATTTCCTACCGGAATAGTAACAACATATATAACAGGTACTTGGCAGATTACTCCAGATATTACCCAGTAAATGAGCGATACTATTACAGTAAATACCTCAACTACCAATATTACGTTGAGTGTTTTTTCTCAACCTAATAGCATTAATGTTAGTGTTATTGAACCAGGTGCTATTTGGGGGTCTATTAATGGTACACTTAGTGCTCAAGCTGATTTAATCAGTTACATTGAAAGTACAGGCGCTACTTCTCCGTACGGTACAACAAGTGTAAGCGGTACAAATATTATAGTACCGCTTAACACTAATGAATCTTTTGTCGCAGGCGGTTCCGGTAATAATACAAGCGGTCTTACAAACATATTTATATTAGGTTCTAATATAACAGCTCCCTTAGCTAACTACACCTATGTAAACAATTTAAGCTCGCAAGGTATTGTAGCAGCTAATGGAGGTAATTCTAATAACTGGAATAGTGCTTATGGTACAGTAAACTCTTTAAGTGGTAATTGGCAAAATACACACGGAACAGTAAACTCCTTAAGTGGTAGATGGGAATCAGCATATACTTACGTAAACGCAAATAGCGGAATTGAAGCTGATCAGGAGGCAGTTACAACATTAGTAACATCTTCTTCGGCTAATTGGAATACTGCATATACTACTCTAAGCACATTAACATACGAAAATGTTCAGGCAAACAATGTATACGAAACAATACAGCAATATGCAGCTTCAAATCCACCTAATATCAATAAAGGCTCGACTGTAGAGCTTACAAATGGAAGAGTATATATTTTTGCAGGTACAGATGTATCAAACCCTGCACATTATCTTGAAGTAAATTCGAATCCGATTTCTCCAGTTTATGCTGAAGCATTATTATATAATAATAATCAAGCAATTGTTGATACTTTTTATGTCTCAGATTTTAGATCTGCAAAATATAATCTTCAAATAGACACAAATTTTAATAACGAAATTTATTATTCAGAAATAAATGTCGTTGCAGCTGTTGGTTCTGCGGTTGCAACTGCTAATGAATATGGACAAGTCTTTACAAGTGAATTGATTAGCAGTTATGATGCTGAATTTGATGTTAATAGAGTACATTTAGTAATAAATTTTTCATCCGAACCAACAGATTTAAATCATAAATTGATAGTTAAAGGTCAAAGAACGAACTATTACAAAATATAACACCTTTGAATAAGTAATAATATATATGCCACTAAACACCCAATTCAGAGTAAAGAATGATCTAAACACGCTGGGGAGGATTCTATCCGGCGGAACAGATATTTTGTCAATTTTTAGTCCTTCTAATACCTCATATACAGTAGCAGGTAATACAGGAACAAATTTCAACGTTGCTGGTGGTCAGACATTAACTCTTAGTGGTAGTAACATTGTAGTTAATACAGTACTTGGTACGAGAACAGCAGGTTTTTCTATTGCAGCATTAGGCGTTGGAAATAACGAACTCGCTGGTGGTATCTCTGATTCAAAACTTGCTACAATTTCTACTGCTGGCAAGGTAGCAAACTCTGCAACAACAGCTACAGATTTAAATGCATCTAGTGCAATTGTTGCAAGAGATGCATCTGGAAACTTTAGTGCTGGTACTATTACGGCAGCTGTCGTTAATGCTACAACAGGCTTTAGAGTTAATGGTGCAGCAACTTCTGGTAATGTTTTAAGAGGTAATGGTACAAACTTTGTTGCTTCAACTCTTGCAGCTTCTGATATCGTTTCTGGCAGAGCATTAACAGCAGGTAATGACACAAACGTTACTTTAACTCTTAGTGGTGCAGCATCTGTAGCTTTACTTTCAGCAGCCTCCATCACAGCTGGTTGGACAGGTCAATTGTCACAAGCTAGAGGTGGTACAGGTAATACAACAGGTCAGGCAGCTAGCGTTGCCAACGCTGTAACATTTAATAATGGTGGAACAGGTGATGTTTCCGGCACAGCCTTTAATGGTCTTGCTGCTCGTACAATCTCCCATAATACAATTGGTGCATCTCCTCTTGCTGGTAGTACAAGTTTAACAACAGTTGGTACAATTGGATCTGGTACATGGAACGGTAGTACAATCGGTATTGGTTTCGGCGGTACAGGTGCTACAACACAACAAGCAGCAATTAATGCATTAGTTGGCGGTGCTGGAACTGGTGGTAGATATCTAAGAAGTAACGGTACAAACGTAGCCTTAACTGCTATTCAAGCGGGTGATGTACCCACATTAAACCAAAATACAACAGGTAGTGCTGCAACTCTTTCATCTTCTCGTAGTATTTGGGGTCAATCATTCAACGGTAGTGGTGATGTTACAGGTAATCTTTCTAACGTTGGTAATATCACAGGTAATGGTGCAATAACAATTCAAACTGCATCAAATGGTAGTATTACATTTACACCTAATGGTACAGGTACAGTTACAACTTCAGCACCATTAATTGCAACTGGTACTTTTTCAGCAAATACAACTAACCAAAATGTAAATATTGGTGCTGCTACAGGTACAGGTGTTACAACAATTAGCTCAGGTGCACTAGGTTCTATTAACAATCTGTCGATTGGTGACAGAGCAGCTTCTACAGGTAGATTTACTAATTTAACATCAACCGGAAATCTTACTGTTGGAGGTAACTTAACAGTAGTAGGATCTGCAACATACATTAGTACTAATAATTTAATTGTAGAAGATCCTATTATATTCTTAGGCGAAGGTAATACAAGTGATACTGTTGATATTGGCTTTACAGGTGCATATAATCACTCCGTAACTCCCTTATCAGGAAGACACACCGGTCTTATAAGAGACTTCGGTGACAAGAAATGGACTCTCTTTTCGGGACTTACAGCTGAAGTTTTATCTTCAGTTAATATTAATTTTAATGATCCTTCTATAGTCATTGATACCTTAAGAGCTAATATTGAAGGTAATGTTGTCGGCAGTGTAACTGGGAATGCATCAACAGCAACAGCCTTACAGAATCCTCGAAACTTTAGTCTTGGTACTGGTGATGTTACATCTCCGACTGTAAGCTTTAATGGTTCTGGTAACGTAGCTCTTAACACTACAATAGCTAATAATGCTGTTACGTTTGCAAAATTTCAGCAACTTCCTCCAAATAGTGTTGTTGGTAATCCTACTGCTTTATCAGGAAACGCTATACCAATTCCAACATCAGCTACTGGACTAGCATTACTATCAGCAACAAATGCTGCTGCTGGTGCTACGACATTAGGTCTAGGTGTAACCAACAGTGTTACTCATAATGATCTTACCCTCGGTGGAAATTCACCAAAAGTAAACAATGCTGTATATACAGGATCTGTTACCGGTGGTCAGACATTAACAGTACCGACATTCTCCAAGACCGCATATAGAACAGGAAGATATACAGTACAGATAAGAAACACAGCTACAAATGCTCGTGCAGCATTGGATATCATAGCTACCAATAATGGTGCTCTTGCTTCTTGGGATGGTACAGTATTTGGTATTATTGATACATCAAATATGTTAAATTTACTTGATGTTGATATCACAGGTGCAACAGTTGGATTGCACTTTACATTTATGGGATCAGGAGATTACGCTGTGACAATATTATCAACAGCCATAGCAGATTAATAATAAAGAGTTTATTTTTCGGTGCTCTGTTATAAATATCTAATATTGATACAATAGAGTCATGCCTTTAAATACCCCATTTATAACAGTTAATAATATTACCACCAGAACTGGATTAGTTTCCACTTCTGGTGGTAATTCTAATCAATGGAATAGTACTTTTACTTCTTGGAATGCAGCTTCAGCAACATCTGTTGTAGCCTTTAATGATACAAGATTTGCAAGACTGTCTTCTCAAGCCTATACCTTAGTCAATGCTACAAGTTCTATACAGCCTGTAAGAGGTATTGGTAATACAGCTTCTGGAAATTATTCTTTTGTAGGCGGTGGTACATTTAACAGAGCAACTGGTCCTAATAGTACTGTAGTAGGAGGAATTAGTTCATTAGCTTCAGGAAATTGTTCCTTTATAGGTGGTGGTCAATGTAATATAGCTTCTAGTGATTATTCCTTTGTAGGTGGTGGGTTATGTAATACAACTTCTGGATTTTATTCTACTGTAGCTGGTGGTCAACGTAATAGAGTTTTTGGTACGTTCTCTACTGTAGCTGGTGGTCAAAGTAATTGTGCTTCTGGAACAAGTTCTACTGTAGCTGGTGGTAGTTGTAATACAGCTTCTACGACTCTTCTAGGTTATACTACTGTAGGTGGTGGTCAATGTAATACAGCTTCTGGAGTTGGTTGGTCCACTGTAGCCGGTGGTTGTTGTAATACAGCTTCTGGAGTAAGTTCTACTGTAGCTGGTGGTAGTTGTAATACATCTTCTGCATATCATTCTACTGTAGCTGGTGGTCAATGTAACAGAGCTTCAGGAGCTTGTTCCTTTATTGCTGGTGGCTTTAGAAATGACACAAGAGGCTTTGCTAATACCTTCATCCTTGGTTCATCATTAAGTGCAGTACAAGCTAATACAACATATGTAAATAACTTAAGTTCACAGGGTAAACTATTCGGAGAAGGTTCAAGTATAACAAATACTGTTGTTACAGGCAGAACAATTTATGTTGATGCTAATGCTGGTACTGATACAAGAACAGGTCTTAGTCAGTACAGTGCTGGTTCTCCGTTTGCTACAATTGGTGCTGCTGTTGCTGCTTCTACTACAACAGATCTAGTTTATGTTAGAGCAGGAAATCACACAATCTCCTCTCAAATTAGCCTTAATGGAAAAGGCGATCTTTATTTTGAAACAGATGCTAATGTAACAGTATCAGCAAATGTGGTAGCCTTTAGTCTGACTGTTAGCGAACTTAAAACAATCGCTGGTTACGGAATATTCACTTGTTCTGGAACTGGCGGCCTATGGTCGCAAAGCGGTGGAACCCTAACAGGTCAGGCGGTAGCGATACAATGCTCTGGCATTACAAATGCCGCCGGGGCTTGGACTA